TCATGGTTTTGAGAATAATTTTGGTTGCTTCGATGATAGAGTATTCTCTGTTTGTTGAGACGATTATGGGTTCGTGCTCCTCGTATGTTTGAACAACCCATTTGATTATATTAGCGAAATCGTGTGAGAAAATAAATTGCCTTAATGGTGTTCCTGAACCGAGAATATTAATTTCGTTGGTGTTGTTCTTTTTGGCTAAATAGACTCTATGTATAATGCTTGGTATGAAATGCCCTTGATCGACATTGAAATTATCATTTGGGCCAAATATGTTACATGGTATAACCGATGTAAATATTTTTCCGGGGTATTTTTTCATATAGCATTTGTTTAATACGTCTATCATTCTTTTCGAATATGAATAACCAAAGTTTGATTCATGAGGAGGTCCTATGTGAAGCGATTGTTCATCGATGGGGTATTTGATGTTATACGCAGGGAAAATGCATGTAGACAAACAGCTTATAACTTTTACAACGCTTTTTGTTTCCGCCGCTACTTTCAAAACATTGTCATTCATTTGATGATTAAGTCTGAATAGTTCGAGGTTGTTTTCAATATTAAATAAAAGACCACCAAGAATTGCTGCTAAATGAATAACATGAGTTGGATTAGTATCAGCAAATATCTGTTCAACCTCCGACAAATTCAGTAAATTTGTTTTTCTGGAGTCTACGAAGACCCAATTTACCTTTTCGTCATTATTCAAAATATATTTTAACGCACTGCCAACTAAACCATTCCCACCTGTCACTAAAATTTTATAATTCATTTTTAATCCAATTGGATAAAAAATTTCGCATGACTTATAAATAAATACTGGTTGGTTTGGTTACTTTAATACTGATATATGATCTATAATCATCTGTAAAGGATTATTATTAAGTATGACTGTGTTGGTGGTTATGTGTTTATAATATTCATTTTGAAGCATTTCTAGATATTCGTTTGTGATATTTTGTTCACATTTTCGATTCCTCATCTTCATTCTTTCAAAGCATGTTTGCGGATTTGTATTTATATAAAAATGTAGATCAGGTTCCCATTTCAAAACACTGTACATATTCATGATCAGACGTTTTTCTTCGAAATCTATGAAACCTTCTCTGAATCCATTTTCAACAAACACGAGTGATGATTTTGGGCATCGTTCAACGAATACAATATTGTTGGGATACGCCTTTGGCGTATTTTCTGATTTGATTATATTGAGATATTGTTGGTGCATTGAGTGTAATATTGATAATTGCAGGGTACACATCCATCTCGCTTTGTCATTATAAAAGCGATTAAGAAGTATACCCCAATCTATTAAATCTTCCTGGTAAATTTGATATCCTAACGATTTAAGTTCATTTAGTACTGTCGTTTTGCCAGCCGATATATTTCCGTCGATACAACAAATTATAGGCATTTGTTTTCAATTTCATTCTCCATAATTCATTCTTCATTCTTCTTAAGATTAAAAGCTGACTCAAAGGCATCCAGAGCGCCCTTGTTACTCTTCACGTCGTTCCAACGAACGCCTAGTTCCTTCATCGTTATCTTTGGATCCTTCAGTCTCTCTTGAGAGCAGAAGTACAGATACGTAGATTTAAACTTATTTTTCTTATCCGGTATACTTTGATCCAATAGCTTTTTAGCATCATTATATCTCTTCCTATCCTTCTCGAACTCCGCCTGAATCTTGTCCTTGAGCTCTTTGTCACCCTTCATTTTGAACTCTTGCCATTCTTTGCCGAGTCTACATGTTATTTCCTGTATATTGAGTGACGGGTTTTCGAGCTTAATGCGCTGCCGTGCGATGTCGCACCAGAAGATATATGCACTTTTAGGTCTGGGAGGGGTAGCTGGCAGATCAGACTTTCGCACTGCGTTCTTTAGCTTGTTTAAGTTAGCCTTTACTTTCCAAGCATCGATCAGTTCTGATGGAGCGTTGTGTTCATTTAAAAAAGCAACCACGAATTTATTCATCAAATGAAACTGTACGTTGATTTCTAATACCATTTTTTAATTAATAATATCTTTTTAAGTCATTTATTTTTTTTATGAGTATGTTTACACAACTATGGAAATGCTGTCATTCTGATATCACCTTGTGCAGCTGAAGCAGCTCCATATACAGAGTGAGACATATTTGTTTTCGCCATATCAACCCCTCCAATTGTCGTTTCTGCTCCACCCGATGAGTTGTATATTAGATTTGCGAGCTGATTACTAGTCTCGTTGTTGACACCACCCATCACATTCATAGCTCCTTGTTGGAGTACCACGTTCGGACCTTCAAACGCGCCACTCGGTATGAACCAACTGCCACTTATTGGCACTATAGGTAGATCGCCGCGGATTGGGTCCCCTTGTCCCCGTAGTCTGGAGTTGCGATTCGAGTATATGTACCGATCATAAATGATGGGCTGTTTCATCTCACCATTGGCATTCATGAATGTAGCGGTGTTGAGCTCCTGCACCGTTGACGTTGGCCATCCGTTGGATGCTCCGGCCTGTACAACTTCTGCCAGTACTTGATTGTAGTTTCCGTTTGCGTAAGCACCTGAGTATGGGTTATGAGGATCTAGAGGAATTTTATCGGGGCCTATGTACTTATCGGTCTGCCATCCAGTCGCGTCTGCAAACTTTTCAACTGCACTAGCGCCTAACATCTGCGGATTCCAGGATTTATAGGGGGTTACGCTGTTTAACGGATCTGGCGGGACAATTCCTTCAGCAAGAGGATCGTGAGGAACGCCGATCCTGTTATAGTTAGGGAATTGTGTTCTAAGATCTGGACCGTAATCAACGTTCGAGAAGCGAGGACTGAGTATGGATTGGAAATTGGGTGTTGCGAAGAAGTCGTGTGTCCCACAACCGTCGTTTCCGAACATCTTGTCGACCTTCCATGTACGAGATGGAGTCATCCAGAAGTGTTCTTTAGTTGGTTTGTTAATAGCATAGCCGATAACGGTTGCGAGAACTGCTGCTATAATTGATAGTAAAGCTACTTGATTATTCATTTTAGAACCAAATTATTTTTTCTGCGCGTTTCGCAAAATAGTTAAAGACTGCGAACCGTCGTACTAAATGCTGCTCTACTCAAAACTATACGATCTTCTTACAAGCCGTAAGACCCTAAAATGCTCAATAAAAGAGCTATACGGCGTGATGGACGACGATGGGAAGTCGAGGCTGACATATATTTACTTCATCACCGAAAACAACACACCATGTCTGCTAACATTGCCAGCAAAGTACGACATAAAGATGGACAATAAGAAATTCTTGCTGCTTGAAAAATGGGAGGAAAAACACGAAATGGGATTTGGAGCTATCATCGCGGCCGATATTGACAAAACAATAGTTAAAGAAATCAAAGCAGACTGCTCTCCTCAGAAATTGATAACATTTCTGAGTAAACTTAAATCGTCATTGATCTCAATTTCATACAGCGCCGCCATACTATCCGAAGAGCATCTATGCATTCTAAATACCGAAGACGATATAGACGTGTACTTTGCGAAAGGGACTAAAGAGACTAAGCTTCTTGTCGTACTCGACCTTGAAACCCTGCTGTTCAAAAATATAATTCCCGAATTAGAAAGAGTATACAAAAACATTAACAAACTCATACAAGAAGGAAATCGTGAGTACTGGGATTCGCTTCTGAAACTGCTCACAAAATGCCAGCAACTCAAAATAGTATCGACAGGATCAAAACAAGACAACCCTGCCATTGAGCAGAGCATGAAAATATGTCTCGCTCATAAAGCAATTATGCTTGCGTTAGAGTGTTTTGAAGAATAGTGGGATCTATTCTACGCCTTTGGCGTATTCGTGGGTTTTCCATTAACGTTTGGGGTTTCCATGACCCTCCAAGGTCATGGAAATTTAAATCATGGGGTGTCGGGCTGGGATACCGCGCGCAATACCGCGCGTACTGAGCTACGCTCCCAGCGCGGCGTATACCTTTTCAGCCGTTTTTGCAAAATAACACACCAGACTGCTGGAATTGAGCAGTGAGATCACGAATGTGATGTCGAATGTGCACCAAATGAATTGCGAAAAGTCGGTTATTTGTTACGAGATCTTCTATAACTTCCATCTATACTTTCAACGTCTTCGTTTGAACTGTCTGATGCGTTGAATGAATTCGAGCGATGAAGACGATCCCGTTTATGTTTCTTTTCTTCGTCGGAATCTTCGATCGAAGATTCGATCGAATCTGTATCAGCAAGAAATTTATTAATTTCCGATTCTTGATGTTTTGGAAAACGCCACATCTTTTTAGTCTCTAAGTATACACCTCCAAACAAATCTTGAAGATCGTAATGATCTGCTTCTCCGCTCACAAAAAAATATTTATCGCACTTATCACACTTATCACAGTTGTCACAACTTTTATGCTCCATTTTATGAAAAAATATATTTCATATATCGATTTCATATTGTAGAGGAAGATTTTTGTTTCTTGTACAAAAACATGAGTACAAAAATTTATTGTGGTAACAATTTATATGAGATCGGTAAAAGACGCGTAGGCACTCCATATGAATGTCTAAAAAAAGGTATCGGAGCAGGATTACACGCAAATCTACAAAACTTTAATCCCCGATACCAACCCATCATACCCAACAACACATATTGTGGAACATCATCTCCACCTCCTGGTAAAACATTCGGCACACCCGCTTCTTGCATGCGAAAGGGTATGGGAATCGGAATGAAATTACAATACGAACGGCAATATCCTCCAAACCCAATTCAACCCATTCAACCCATTCAACCAAATCAACCAAATCAACCAATTCAACCCATTCAACCCATTCAACCCATTCAACCAAATCAACCAATTCAACCAATTCGAAACGTCAGACGAAGAAGTAATCCATTTCCTGTCGAATTTCGCCCTCCAAGTCCTCGACGACCCTTTTTCTTTTTAAACGACGAAAACAGTGATATCGATGACAGAGGCAGTATTGACAGAGATATTGATGACGATTATAGAAGTGACAGAGATATTGATGACGATTATAGAAGTGACAGAGCTATTGATGACGATTATAGAAGTGACAGAGATATTGATGACGATTATAGAAGTGACAGATATATTGATGACGATTATAGAAGTGACAGATATATTGATGACGATTATAGAAGTGACAGAGATATTGACGACGATTATAGAAGTGACAGAGATATTGACGACATACGTAGTATTACTGATATAGACATTGATAATAGAGGCAGAAGAGGCAGAAGAGGCAGAGGAATACGCCAAATGCGTATCCCAGGCAGAGGCCATATAACATTTTTTGGAAAGTGGTGGCCTCTTATCATAGCCACTTTAGTTGCTGCGATGGTTGCAATTCTGTCAATGAGTGGTGTAAAAACCCAAATATTACTCGAAACAATGATATTAACTCTTTTTACTTTCATTAGTGTGTTTTTGATACTTTTGACAATTCAGCAATTACAATTATAAATGTTCAATGTTCTTTTGTTTCTCGTGTGAGAGCGAATTGCCAGTAATCGTCGGATCCAAATTTGAAATCGGGTACTTGTTCGGCCTTTACCCAAAAAACACAATTTGTCCATTCATTGCTTTGTATTTGGTTATTTATATATATGCATGTAAAGTCGGTTGTGAGTTCGTCCATTAGTTGACAAAATATTTTATAGCTAGGTATAATACTTGCAAAATTTTTATATATTTTTTCTCTATTCGCCTGATTCGGATCGCGAAATATAAATACCCCGTCCAAATTTGTTCTAATAACCGGCTTAAAATCAAACACATACTGATTTGCAAATATTGACAGCATATTGTAATGTCGAGAATTCTTAAACAAACCAATCATCAATGGGTCGTTAAAAATCTTCACGTCGTCCATACAATCATCCATCACAAGAACCGACCATGGGTTAGGGAGATGTTCTTTACTGACTTTCTGTCGTTTGATAAAGTTATCGACTACTTCTTTTCGATACCGATCATATATGAAAAGGTCAGGAA